TCGCCGAGGTCCGCATCGACCTCCGCTGAGACCGAGCCCTTCGATGGCGCCGATCAACTGCTGCGCAGCTGGGGCCGGGGCATGCGGCCGGACGCCGATCTGACGGTGTCGCAATGGGCCGATGCGCACCGTATGCTGGGATCGCGGGCCAGTGCTGAGCCGGGGCGGTACCGCACATCGCGCACGCCCTACATGCGCGAAATCATGGATGCGCTGTCGCCGAGTTCCGCTGTCCAGCGGATCGTGTTCATGAAGGCCGCACAGGTCGGCGCGACTGAAGCCGGGAACAACTGGATCGGGTTTGCCATCCACCAGGCACCGGGGCCGATGCTGGCGGTTCAGCCAACGGTGGAACTGGCCAAGCGCAACTCGCGCCAACGGATAGATCCGCTGATAGAGGAAAGCCCGGAGCTGCGCGAACGGGTCAAACCAGCGCGCTCGCGTGATGCAGGCAACACGATGCTGTCGAAGGAATTCGCGGGCGGCATCCTGATCATGACCGGGGCCAATTCGGCCGTGGGTCTGCGCTCGACACCGGCACGCTACATTTTCCTTGATGAGGTTGATGCTTATCCCGCCTCGGCCGATGATGAAGGTGATCCGGTTAGCCTGGCCGAGGCGCGGTCACTGACCTTCGCACACCGGCGCAAGATCTTCTTGGTCTCGACCCCGACGATCCGGGGGCTGAGCCGGATCGAACGGGAATATGAGACCAGCGATCAGCGCCGGTTCTTCGTGCCATGTCCGCATTGCAGCCAGTTCCAGTGGCTGAAGTTCGAGCGGCTGCGCTGGGACAAGGGGCACCCTGAAGCGGCAGCATACCATTGCGAGGGCTGCGAGCGCGCCATCGCTGAACATCACAAGACGGCACTGTTGGAAGCGGGCGAGTGGCGGGCAACTGCTGTTGCCGCCGATCCCGGCACCGTCGGCTATCATCTCTCGGCGCTTTACTCGCCGATTGGCTGGCTCAGCTGGGAGCGGATCGTGCGGGCATGGGAGGCGGCACAAGGTTCGGATGAAGCGATCCGGGCGTTCAAGAACACCATCCTTGGCGAAACATGGGTGGAGACCGGCGAAGCGCCGGATTGGTCGCGGCTCTATGATCGCCGGGAGGCGTGGAAGCCGGGCATCGTGCCTGCAGGTGGGCTGTTCCTGACCGCTGGGGCCGATGTGCAGAAAGACCGGATCGAGGTCGATGTCTGGGCCTGGGGCCGGGGCGGGACAAGCTGGCTGGTCGATCACATCGTGATCGAGGGCGGCCCGGACCATCAGGGCGCGTGGGTCGAGCTGACAAAGCTACTGGACCGGACATGGGCGCATCAGTACGGCGCGTATCTGCGCCTGGCCAAGCTCGCCATCGACACCGGCTATGAGGCTCCGGCCGTTTATGGCTGGTCGCGGCGGCAGGGCGTGGCGCAGGTCGCCCCGGTCAAAGGCGTTGAAGGGTTCAACCGTTCGAGCCCGGTGTCGGGACCGACCTATGTCGATGTGACCGACGCGGGCAAACGCCTGCGCCGGGGCGCGCGGCTCTGGACGGTGGCCGTCTCCACTTTCAAGGCGGAAACCTACCGACACCTCGGCCTGCCGCGCCCGACAAAGGAGGAACTGGCCGAGGGGGCAACGCATCCGCCCGGCACGGTGCATCTGCCGGATTGGGTGGACAGCGAATGGCTGAAGCAGCTGGTGGCCGAGGAACTGGTCACCGTGCGCACCAAACGCGGCTTTGCCCGGCTTGAATGGCAAAAGCTGCGCGAGCGCAACGAGGCACTGGATTGCCGCGTCTACGCCCGCGCGGCTGCCTGGATCATCGGGGCAGATCGCTGGTCAGAGGCGCGTTGGGTCGATCTGGAGACGCAAGTGGCCGGGGACAGCAGCGACAATGCGGATCAAGACAAGGGTGCCGCAGGATCCATTCGTGCAGTGCGCAGCCCCGCGCGGCGGCGCTCGATGCCATCAAATTACATGAGGTAAACATGCCCACAATTTCTGACCTTAAAACTCGCCGTGATGCCCTCTCGGCGCAGCGCTCCTCGGGCGTGGCCCGCGTGAGTTACGACGGTAAAACTGTCGATTACCGCAGCATCGCTGAAATCGACCGGGCCATCGAGGTACTGGACCGCGATATCGCAGCGGCCGAGGGGCGCAAGATTATCCGCCAAGTGCGCGTTATAACCAGCAAAGGGCTGTAACGCATGGGCTGGTTTGATGGCTTTCGCCGCCGGGGAACTGGCGGCCCAAAAGACGTTCGTGCGCGACTGGAAGGGGCAATGTCGCAGCGGCGCTTGCGGGGCTGGCAACCGCCCTTGGAAAATATCAACTCGCTGGTCGCCTCGGGCGGCCCGCGTCTGCTGGCGCGGTCGCGTGAGTTGGTGGTGACAAACGGCTATGCCGCAAATGCTTGCGAGGCTTTTGCGTCGAACCTGGTGGGCGATGGGATCAAGCCGTCGTCGCTGATTGAAGACCCGGCGCTGCGTGATCAGGTGCAGCGGCTCTGGCTTGCCTGGACCGATGAGGCGGATGCTGACGGTCTGACTGATTTCTATGGGTTACAAGCGATGGTGGCGCGCGAGATGTTCGTCGCGGGCGAATGCTTTGTGCGGATGCGCCCGCGACGGTCCGAGGATGGCCTGCTGGTGCCGATCCAGCTGCAGCTATTGCAGTCTGAAATGCTTCCCTTCGAGAAGACAGAGACCGCCGCCAACGGCAATCCAATCCGTTGCGGGATTGAGTTTGACCTGATCGGACGGCGTGTGGCGTATCACTTCCGGCGCCGTCACCCCGGGGACAGCACGGACCAGACCGTGCCAGTGCCGCTGACGACCCGGGTGCCAGCCGAGGATGTTCTGCACATCTACCGCCCCATTGACGCAGGGCAAATCCGAGGGTTGCCGCATATGGCGCCTGCCATGGTGCGGTTGTTTCTGCTCGACCAATATGATGACGCCGAACTGGACCGCAAGAAAACGGCTGCGATGTTCGCAGGCTTCATCACCAAGACAGCACCAGAAGAGCAGCTTATGGGCGAGATTGAGGCGACCGATGACAGTGGTGCCACCGTCAGTCTGGAACCCGGTACGCTGCAGGTGCTGCTTCCGGGCGAAGACGTCAAGTTCTCCAGCCCTGCCGATGTCGGTGGCGGCTATGAGGCGTTCCAGTACCGCACGCTGCTGTCGGTCTCGGCCTCGCTCGGTCTACCGTATCATTTGGTCACGGGCGACGTGCGCCAAGCGAACTACTCCAGTCTGCGCGCTGAATTGGTCGAGTTCCGTCGAAGGGTTGAACAACTGCAGCACGGTGTTGTCGCACATCAGCTTTGCCGCAGGGTTTGGGCACGCTGGTTAGAGACGGCGGTGCTGTCGGGTGCCTTGGACTTGCCAGACTATGCAGGCTCGCCTGCGCGGTACCGCGCCGTGAATTGGATCCCGCCACGCTGGGATTGGGTTGATCCGCTGAAAGACATTCAGGCGCAGGTTCTGGCGATGGAGGCCGGGATTGTCTCGCGCCGCAAGGTTGTCGAGGCGACGGGTTACGACGTCGAGGAAATTGACCGCGAAAACGCAGCCGACGCGGCCCGCGTTGCAGCATTGGGTCTGCAGTACCGCACCAGCCCTGGCGAAACGCAAGGCGCGCGTGCCACGCCCGCCACCCGTCCGGACCCGGGCAATGGCAATGACCGGGACGGTGGCGCAACGGCGTCCGATCCCGCCACACAACAGGAGTAACACCATGAAGAGTTGGTACACCATCCGCGCCCGGGCAATGGGCACGGAAGTGCTGATCTATGACGAAATCGGCGCCTATGGCGTCACGGCGAAGGGGTTCCTGGCGGAACTGTGCGCGCTGCCTGACGATGCCGCGATAGATCTGCGCCTCAACAGCCCCGGCGGCTCGGTTTTCGACGCGGTGGCGATCTACAACGCGCTGAAGCGCCATGCGGGCACAATCACGGTTTGGATCGATGGCATCGCGGCCTCGGCTGCAAGCTACATTGCCATGGCGGGCGACGAGATTGTCATGCCAGAAAACGCCTTCCTGATGATCCATGACCCCTCGGGACTGGTGATGGGCACTGCCGAGGACATGCGCACGACCGCAGGGGCGCTCGACAAGGTGAAAGGCAGCCTGATCCAGGGCTATGCGGCAAAATCTGGCAAGTCTGACGACGAAATTGCGACCTTGATGGCCGCGGAAACTTGGTTTGATGCCAAAGACGCGCTCGACCTTGGCTTTATCGACCGCATTGCTGAGCCCGTGAAACTCGCTGCCAGCTTCGACATTGGCCGGTTCAGCAACGCGCCGCCTTCGCTGCTCGAGGACGTCGCGGAAACCGTTTCCGCCTCCAACGGTTTAGAAGTCGATCCGGATCAGACGACGGAGACAACCCCGCCGGCGGCGCCCGAAAGTGATGTTGGAAAAGACAACATCACTCCAGGCGACCGCACAACCCCAGCAGAGGATCCATCGGCGCCGATTGGGCAAGGCGAGGGTGTTGCAGACGGAAACACCCTATCGAGCGGGGCGGAAAGCTGCGTGACAGCTGCCATCGCAGCACCGGACGCCGCTGCTATCCGCACCGAGGTGATTGCCCACGCCCGCGCCGTGATCGACCTTTGCCGTCTGGCGGGACAGCCGCAGATGGCAGGGCGGTTCCTCGAGGAGGACGCCGGTCTGGATGCGGTCCGCACGCAGCTTCTGGCCGCCAAGGCTGAGGCTGATCCCCAGATTACCCCGCATCATCCACAACCCGGGCGCAGTTCCACCACACGCCCTTGGGGCGATGTCATCGCCCGCACTTTCCGCCAAAAAGGATAAACCACAATGACTACGCTCATAGAAGGCAAACACGCAGGCGGCTTCCTGATCTGGGAGGTGCTGCGCGATTACACCCGCGAAACCGTCACGATCGCGTCCGGCGCAGGCAAGCTTTCGCCCGGCACCGTGCTGGGCAAGATCACCACCGGTGGCAAATACACGGGCCTCGCCCCCGGTGCCACGAATGGCAGCCAGAACGCTGCTGGCATCCTCTGGGACAAAGCCGACGCAACCGATGCAGACGCGGCCAGCGTGGTGATCTTGCGCGGCCCTGCCATCGTGAACCGCCACGAGATCATCCTGCCCGAGGGCGCCACTGAGGCGCAGATCACTGCTGCCACCACGGCGCTGGCAGCCCTTGGCATCATTTTACGCTGAGCGATCGGCACAGACCCATCATCCCCACCTGAATAGGAGGTCGGCTCATGGCCACCATGGACATCTTTGAAGGCGACGCCTTCTCCATTATCGAGCTGACCCGCGCGCTCGAAAACATCCCCTTCAAGCCTGCGATCCTCTCGGGGGCAAACCTGTTTGGCGCGCGCGGCGTGCGGGCGCGTACGATTATGATTGAGAGCCGCAATGGCACGCTGTCGTTGATCCCGTTCTCGGAGCGCGGCTCGGCTTACGAACAACAGGTCCCTGAACGGCGCGACATGCGGGCGTTCGTCTGCCGGCAGTTTAAAAAGCAGGATGTGCTCTGGGCCTCAGAGATCCAGGGTATCCGTGACTTTGGCTCGGAAACCGCAACCCAACAGGTGCAAGCAGAGGTGGCGCGCAAGATGGGGCGGCTCCGAAATGACGCCGAGGCCACCTTTGAGTTCCATCTCTTCAACGGCATTCAAGGGGTGGTGAAAGACCCCAAGGACGGTGCGACCGTGATCAACTACTACACCGAGTTTGGCATCACCCCTGCGGCGGAAGTGGATTTTGACCTCGACAATGCCACCCCCGGCTCGGGGGCGCTGCGCAAACGCTGCCAAGCCCTGATCGAAACTGTTGAGGACAGTCTTGGCGGGCTCGCCGCTGGCCAGGTACAACTTCGCGCTGAATGCGGCTCTGCCTTTTTTGCTGATCTGGTCGCCCATAAGGAAGTGCGCGAGACCTATCTGAACACGGCCGCCGCAGCTGATCTGCGGGGCCGCGTCGGGGAAGCGGTCAGCTTTGGCGGCATCAGCTTCCACCGTTATCGTGGCGGCCTTGGATTTGGTGTGCCGACCGACAAGGCCTATTTCTATCCTGAAGGCGTCGAGGGGCTGTTCGAGATTTACTACGCCCCCGCTGATACCTTCGAGACGGTAAACACGCTGGGCCAGCCGCTCTACGCGCGGAT